GTGGGCAGCCTGCGGTTTGGGTGAAGCGGCTGGTTTCAGCCGTACAGGGCGCAGAGCCACACGCCCCACCAGAGGTACATCGAGATCGGCGAGAACATCAGTCGGCGTCCTTGGTGAACAGCGATTCGGCGCGGATGCGCGCCAGCGACATGCGGGCGAGCTTGCGGGCCTGCTCGCGCTTCTCGGCGGCCGCTTCCTCTTCCTGCTTGTCCTGCAGCACCAGCATGGGGTCGCGGTACGACTTCTCGGGCAGCGCGGTGGATGGCAGCATGATCAGCACCAGAAACACAAAAGCCCGCGGCGTGCGGGCTTGAGGAGGTAATCGGGTTGCGCAGCGGGATTACATACGCCACACGGGGCGGTTATTGGCCGCGCCGGCCTCGGTCATTGAGAACGAGCAATCTACGGCCCAAAGCAAAAACCCCGCTCAGTGGCGGGGTCTGTTGTGCGTTTCGTCTGAGGACAAGCATCCCTCCAAATGGATGCTGTCGCGGTCAGAGCCGGAAACGCCGCAAGGGCTTCAGTAATCTACGCGCAGGATAGTACAGGCGCGCGGAGTTTACAAGGGCTTTTCGAGGTCCGGCACCTCTTCGCCGAATCGATATACGACGTAGGCGCGCATCGCGGCAATCAGATGCGTTGGGCCGCCCATCCGGGAGCGCGCCAATGTGCGGCCCATGTCAGCCCAGTACCAAATTGGGACGCTTCGGGAATGGCGCTCAATGGTGAACGTGCCAAGTTCGCGCTCAATGATCGGCCCGGCATCATCCCATCGCCGGTGATACTGCGGACAAGGCTTCACGCTGGCGAACTGGCCCATCTTCAGCCAGTAAGTGCCGCTGTTCGGGTCCGGCGCGGGATGAGCCGGCGCCAGAACTTCACCCTCCGCGCGCGCCACCCACAAATCAAGCAGGGCACCTTCCAGTTCCGCGACTTTCACAACTCACCCCCAGTCATCCGCTTGCGCATGTCCGCGAGTATTCGAATGGCACCCTCGCGGTCACCGCCCATGACGCAACTCATGGCGTCGTCTGTAAGGGCTAGGATTTCCCCATACAGCGCCCTGATCAGTTGCCGACGTGCAATTTCTAGTTGCCGATCAAGCATCACATGGTTCGCAGAAAACTCCACGCCAATACGAACGGAAAGGTGGTGGCGCTGACTGAAGTAGATGTCCGGGTGTTTCTCCGGCGCGCTATCCAATGTCTCTTCCAGCAGTCCAGCGCGGGGGCGCCAGCTTTCCATGCCGGCGAAGTTGTCTGGCGCGCGCTCATTGGTATGGTGGACGCGCATTTGCCTGAGAAGGTCCGTCATGGTTGTGTCTTCCTCTTGGTTGTGGTGTACGGCAGCCGTCAGGCGGCCACCGTTTGCTGCATCCGCTTCACCGCCGCCGCCATCTCCGCGCGCGCCACCTCCCCGTCAATCACATGCGCCGCGATCGAATGCGCCTTCGCCAGCCGCACCTTCCAGTGCTTGAGGGTGTGGTGCGATGCGCCGTACTTGCGCACCAGGATTCGGCAGACGATCTCGGGCGGGAACTGGTGGACGTAGTGCAGCTGCAGCAGGCGCTTCGAGATCGGGTCCGCGATCCGCTGCCAGGCGCGCTCGACCAGCCAGCCGTCGTGCACGTCGCATGGGATACCGGGCTCGCGCACGTCGCCGCGCTCTGCGTCGCGGATGGCCGTGGCCAGCTTTGCCCATGAGGCGCAGCACTGCGGCTGGGTGCGCGGGTCACGCACGGTGCGGGCCCAGTTTTCCAAGCGCTGTTCAATTCCCATTCCCCGCTCCCTCAGACTTTGACCAGACCTTTTTTCTTCAGCACCACCAGCGACCGGATATGCCCCAGCAGCCAGTCCATTTCGACCTCTTCGCGCGTCACGCCCGGCGGAGGCGGCCTTTGCCCGTCGTACACAGCGTCACAGGCGGTACAGGCATAGGCACCGCACAGGTCGTCGGATTTGTGCCCCATGCCTTTGCCGCCGGCCGAGCCGCGGTAGTGCGACCAGATCGTGGTAGCCGGATCAAACGTGCAGGCGCCGGGGATGCGCACAAGGCAGTCTTCGCCGCGTGCACTCTCCCTTATGCGAGACATGCGAACCTCCATGCGTAGCCACCGGCGGACTTTCTCAGCCCCTTGCACACGTGCAAAATATTTGCCACTCCACCACCAATCTGCTTGTGAGCCGCGCTCGCACTGCGAAATACCGCAATCGCAATACCAGAGGTCAGGCAGATCTGCTCAACCGACCTGCCTGCCTTGTTTTCATTGCGCCTACCAAGCTGCACCTGACTGATACGCTTGCGATGCGACTCGGTCAGCTTCTTTCCTTTTTGTGCCCGCGACATCAACCGCTTGGTTTCTTCAGAGTGTTTTCGTCCTGCGCCGGCTTGCGCGACCTTCTGCCTAGTCTTCATCGAATGTTTCACGCCCAAACAGGAACTGGCGGCCGGCGCAAGGTTGTAGCCAACCGACCTCTCGCATGCGCGCAGCCGATCGATCCAGAATTGCTCGCGTTCAGTCAATCTGCAAACGTCCGGGCTTTCGAGGATCGAGAACTCAAACCTTTCGAATCCATATTTTCTGAACGCCGAAACAATGGCCCTGCCATCTATGCTGCTGTCGCGCACGCTGTTCTTGTGTTTGTGAAAACGGGTGTAGAAGTTCACCGTCTGCCCAACATAAATCTTCCCGTTGTCGAGATTCGTAATCAGGTAGATCGCCGGGATTTTGTGCTCGCGATAGCTTGGGAAGTTTTCGCGGATCTTGCTCATTCCTCGAACCCCGACAGGATGGAATCCATCATCTCGTCAGCTTTGTCCTTCAGATGCGGCCACAGGTATGCAGCCGCGTGGCCGCCGCGCAGGAACGCCATCACCTTGTCGTGGAACTCGGCAAACTCGCCCTGCTCGGCCGCCGCGTAACTGATCGACTTCGGGATGGGCACAACGCCGCCCTTCGGGCCGGGAGCCCAAATCACCCAGCCTGCTCCGACTTTTACCCAGCACAGGTATGCGTCGAAATCCGTGAAGCGCTCCTGCGCATCGAAAACAGCCTGCTCGATCGCGAAGTGCCGGCGGTGATACGCGCCGCTACGTGCCTTGTGCGTGACGATTTCCACCGTCTCGCCCGGCTCCATGTTGAACAGACCGTTCACGAAGCGGCGCCACTGCTTCTTACCCTTTTCGCCCAAGCCATCGATGGCCCCGAACAGGACGCGCCGCGCCGCATCGCGGTCGACTTCCGGGATGGCGGTCGGGGCTTGCTTCACGAGGACGATCTCGCTCATGCCGTCACCTCGTCGCGCTCTTCTTCGTGGACCGGCACACCGCTGATCGGACGCAAGCGCCTGTCTTCGATTGTCCCCACCTCGGTGAACAACCCAGTCTTCGTTTCCAGAGGCCTGCGAGCACGAACATTCCAAAATGGCTCGGCAAGAATGTTCGACAGTTCGATGTCGATCGATAGAACCTCGACCACGGCGCCAATGTTTTCTTTGATGTCGCCAGTTACGATGTAAGCCAAATCCCCAGGTTTGCAGTTCATCGTCCAGCCTCCTGAAAAACGGTCTTGATGGCGGCGGCCACGGTGCGGCGGCTCGTCGAGTCGGCCAGTTCCGCGCCCAGCGCAAGGGCCGCACCGATCGCGCGGTACTCATCGCCCGAGCAGCCCCACTTCCCGGCGGCGTTGCCGCGCTTGAACACGCCGCGAATGGCTTCCAACCCCTCGGCCGCGATGCGCTTCTCGCGGTCGGTCATCTCGCGCGACAGCACTGCCGCGAGGTTCACGGCGGCGGCCAGCGTGTGCGCGCCGCGCTCGGTGCCGGTGCCTTCCTTGAAGCCCTCCAGCGTGCCCAGCGGAGTCAGCTGCAGGTCGGTCTTCATTTCCTGCGACAGGCCGAATACCAGCGGCAGGCCGCAGGCCCGGGGGCGGTAGCTCGAACGCTTGCGCATCACACCCTCGCCAACCGAACGCGATTCCAGCGGCAGTTCGCCGGCCGATGGCCGAGGCCCCCGCAATACGTGCAGTACCCGTTCCATTGCGCAACCCGCGTACCCTTTTCTGCGTACATCACACGATCCCCTTCTTTTTCAACCACTCGACACGCGCATCGGCGACCTGCTCAATCACCGGCACGAACGTCTTGCACGACTTCTTGAGCAGCGCCTTGTAACGGACATGCGGCAACTTCTCTTCGGAGCATTTGCCATGGCCCATCAGCGCCGCGCCGCGATCCTCCTGCAGCGAGAACTTGTCGCAGTCCACGCAGCGAACGTCGTTCATTGCGAGGTTTCCCCTTGCGTGCCGGCCAGGTACGTGCGCAACGCTTCTTGCGGATCGCCGACCAGCGTCAAGACCGCACCGGCCACCAAAACTCGCGTGATGCACGTCGGGCGCCCTTTGGAAACTTGGAAATCCAGCACCTCGATGTGCCGGAACTCTTCGCCGAGCAGAGCCGCGCGCTCATCTGCCGACGCCCCAACAAACGAAACCTTGCTCATGCCGCCCTCCCGATTGCCTGCTGCAGCATGCGCAGCGCCATGCCGCTCTTGACCTGATCCGTGGTGAAGCGCAGGACGCGCCAGCCGAGCACGGCGGCGGTCGAATACTTTTCGCAGTCGGCGGCATATCCTTGCGGCCGGCAGTGGCGTCCATACCCCCAGACCCCGCCCTCAACTTCAAGCGCGACCATCAGGGCCGGATTTGCGAAGTCAAACTTCCACCGGCGCGGCGGCGCGAAGCGGTATTCCCGCTCGAAGCCCTCAATGCCAGCGGCCCGCAGGTGCAGCGCGAATGTCTCTTCGCCGATGCTCATGCCGCCCTCGACATCTGGCCCGGCAGACAGCCGTAGAAAAACTGGTGCGCGCGCTCGTGCTCGGCGATGTTCATGCGAGCCGCCGCGGACACCTCTTTCTCGATCAACGCGTCATCGCCTGCAGCCTTCAGGACGCGCCAGCGGTACACGAAGCGGTTTTCGCCTTCGCGCTGCTGCACGCCCAGCTCGGCACCCTTTGCAGCGACGCCCTCGGGCGTCTCGTGCCATCCGGCGGCAGGAGCGGCTGACGCCCCCGCGCCCGCAACGCGACCGGCAGGCTCACGACGCACCCACGTGCGCCAGGCAGCCGCCCAATCGACCTTGCGTGCATTGGCACCGCCTTGCGCGTGCCAATGGTCCCGGAACTGTTCTGCGACCTTGCGGACGTGCTCTGCCGTCCAGTCGGGCCGCTCTTGCAGCGCCCAATCGCCCAGCGGCTTGGGGAGAACCCAGTCCAAGGGCAAACGGGACGCATTGCTTGGTGAGCGCGGTGCGGGCGAAGCTGCGCCGCTCCCACCTTTGTTTTTCGGTAACGCTTGAGATTGGTCTTCTTCTCTTCTCTTATCTTCTCTAGCTAACGCACCGCTAACGCTGGTGTTCGATTCCTGTAACGGTGTCGGCGTTACAGGTGCGTTACCGCGATGATTCGCAACCCGCTTTGCGGTCTGCGCGCGGCTCTTGGCCGAGGCGCCGTTGTG